CAAGCCGACAGTCCGGTTTGCGAAGCAAATGCCGCGTGTTTAGCGCGGCAAGGACAGGGATCCACGAGAAAGGGGCTGCTCGCCCCTTTCAGACCCCAAAGAAGAAGTCGAAACGGAAAAAAGCTAGCCGCTTCGCTAAACGCTTTTTTCTCGGTTCTCCGATTTACGGCTTTGCCGATGATTTCAGGCTTTAGAAGGACCAGAAGGTGAGAATAGTTGAACGAAAGAGAAACAGATATGATGGCGGCGGTCGCCGACAACGAGCCGCAGGCACAGACAGAAGGAGTCAGTCTGGCCGGGGTGCTGGATGGTGAGCAGCCCATCGGCGAGAAGGAGATCAGCGAGGCGATGGCCGTGCTGGAGAAGTACAAGTCGGCCAAGGCCAGCCTCGACAAGCGGATCATCGACAACGAGGAATGGTACAAGCTGGGCCACTGGAAGCAGTACGGCAACCGGGTGATGGAGGGCAAGCGCGCCCCCAGCACGGGGTGGCTGTTCAACTCCATTGCCAACAAACACGCCGACGCCATGGACAACTACCCGGAGCCCAACGTGCTGCCGAGGGCGCGGGACGACGAGGAGACGGCGAAGCTCCTCTCCGACATTCTGCCGGTGGTGCTGGAACAGGCCGACTACGAGAGCGTGTACAGCGACACCTGGTGGCGCAAGCTCAAGCAGGGTACCGGCGTGAAGGGCATCTTCTGGGACCCGGCGCTGCGGGAGGGCCTCGGGGACATCGCCATCCGGAGCATGGACCTTCTGATGCTCTACTGGGAGCCGGGGGTGGAGGACATCCAGGACTCGGCCAACTTCTTCTCGCTGGCGCTGGCCGACAACGACCGTCTGACGGCCCGGTGGCCGCAGCTGGAGGGCAAGGCGGGCAGCAGCGGCATCACCGTGGGGCAGTACGTCAGCGACCAGAATATCGACACCAGCGAAAAGAGCGTGGTGGTGGACTGGTACTACAAGCGGGAGAAGCCCGGCAGTCAGACTGTGGTACATTACTGCAAGTTCTGCAACGGCGTGGTGCTCTACGCCAGCGAGAACGACCCGGCGATGGCCGAGACCGGCTTCTACGACCACGGAAAATATCCCTTTGTGTTCGACCCGCTCTTCGTGGAAGAGAACAGCCCGGCGGGCTTTGGGTACATCGACGTGATGAAGGACACCCAGGACGCCATCGACCGGATGACGCAGGCCATGGACGAGAACACGCTGGCGGCCGCTAAGAAGCGCTACCTCATCGCGGACACGGCGGGCGTGAACGAGGACGAGCTGCTGGACACGGCGAAAGATGTGGTGCATATCACGGGACGGCTGGACGAGCGGGGCTTTATGGAGCTGGAGACGGCTCCACTGCCCTCCAACACCATCGCCTACCAGCAGAACCGCGTGGCCGAGCTGAAGGAGATCAGCGGCAACCGGGACGTGAACCAGGGCGGCGCGACCAGCGGCCTGACGGCGGCCTCGGCCATCGCAGCATTACAGGAAGCAGGCTCGAAGCTGAGCCGGGACATGCTGAAGAGCTCTTACCGCTCCTTTGCAAAAGAATGCTACTTCATCATCGACCTGATGCGGCAGTTCTACGACGAGAGCCGCGTCTACCGGATCACCGGCCAGCAGGGCGGCACGGAGTACCGGGAGTTCTCGGGACAGATGCTGCGGCCGCAGCCGGTGGAGAGCGTGGGCGGCGTGGAGCTGGGCGCCCATGAGCCGGTGTTCGACATCACGGTGAGCGCGGCCAAGAAGAGCACCTTCAGCCGCCTTAGCCAGAACGAGACGGCGAAGGAGTGCTATCAGCTGGGATTCTTTGCTCCGGCCAACGCCGACGCTGCACTGGCGTGTCTGGACATGATGGACTTCGAGGGCATCGAGAAGGTGCGCCAGCGGGTGGCCCAGAACGGCACTCTGTACCAGCAGCTGCAGCAGGCGATGGCACAGATCCAGCAGATGGCGGCAGTCATCGACCAGCAGAACGGCTCCAACCTGAGCGAGCAGGCCGGGGCCGCTGCCGCTGCCATGACCGGCGGCGGAGGCGGCGGAGAGACCAGCGCAAAGACGGTAACAAACTCTCTGGGCGGACAGGTGGGCGGCGGGACCAACCCGCTGGCCACCAAGGCAGCCGAGAGGGCGATGAACATCAACAACCCGAATAAGTGAGACTCCGAAAGGCTCTCCCTTTGGGAGAGCTGGCATTGCGAAGCAATGACTGAGAGGGCAAGGACGATGGCAGAGAAAGGCAGACACCGTGATAACATTGCGCTGACAAAGAGTCTGCCTATCGCTGCGCTGTGGCTCCATCGCACCGGGCTTGCCCTCTCAGTCACCTACGGCGACACCTCTCCCAAAGGGAGAGGCTTTGGCTCGCCTGAAAGAGCGCTTTACAAGGAGAGCTACTGAAAAAAGGAGGCAATGGAATGATCAAAATTATTTATGTGACAGACCCGGAGGGCGGGAAGCTGACGATGAGGGCCGAGGGCCACGCGGGATATGCCCCGGCGGGGCAGGACATCGTGTGCGCGGCGGTGAGCTGCCTGATGCAGACGCTGGCGTACAGCGCTGCGGAGGACGAACACACCTCGAGCTGCATCTATCAGGGCAAGGAAGGCCCGGTGGTGAGCGTAGAGACAGGCGACAGCGTCCTCATGCGGGACAAGTTCGAGCTTGTGGCCGACGGTCTGACTCTGCTGGCAGAGCAGTACCCGGAGAATGTGAGCTTCAAGGAGAGTTGCAAATGCAGCCCGGCGGTGGACTTGCAGCTGTTTGCGGCAACGGCGACGACCGCTGCCTGCGGCAGAAGCAGGGAGGAGCTGTTGGGGCCGCGGCCGGCAGGATGCAAGCAGAGCGCAGCAGACGCCGGGAGCCGCAACCCGGGGGAGCCTTTCGATTTGCAGCTGTTTGCGGAAGGCGGAGACGGTGCGGCAGAAGGCACTGGCGAAGCTGCGGCGGCAGAAAAGGCGGCGTCTGCTCCCGCCCAGGGCAAAGGCCGGGAGGCTGCTGCCGCTGAGGTGGATGAGATGCTGAGCCCGGCGGAAGAGCCGGGCACGGAGGAAGATGCTGCTGAAGGCGAGAAACAGGACGGCGCGGCAGACAAGAGCGGCACCGACCCGGAGGCGCACCGGAAAGCGTTTGGCGAGCTGATGCGGGGCGAGTACAACCGGGAGTTTGGCGAGATGATCGTGCAGGCCACCCAGAAAGCCTACGACAGCATCCTGAACGAGCAGGGGCCGGTGGGGCGTATCCTGAACGCGCTGGGCCAGAAGTACGGCACTGCTCCCGGCGACTACGAGGCACTGGCCGCTGCGGTGGAGGGCGGCGTGGTGAAGGACGACGCCTACTACGAAGACATGGCCATGAAGAAGGGCATCAGCGTCCAACTGGCCAAGGAGATGGACGCGCTGGAAAGCGAGAACGCCAAGCACCGCGCCGCCGAGCAGCAGCGGGCGGAAGCCGCCAAGATGGAAGCCATCCAGCAGGAGTGGGACGCCGCTGCGGAGCGCATCCGGGCCGAGGACCCGGGCTTTGACATCAAGACGGCGCTGGCTGACCCGGACTTTGCCCAGATGCTCAAGCTGGGCGTGAAGATGGAGGACGCCTACAAGGCCCGCTATTTCGACGACATCATGGCCCGGCGCACCACCCAGACGGCCAAGACCGTAGAGAAGGGCGTGGAAGCCCGGATCCGCCAGCGGGGCGCACGGCCTGCCGAGAACGGCACCAACCCCGGCGGCGCGGCGGTGCTGAAGACCGACGTCTCCAAGCTGACGCCCCAGCAGTGCGAAGAGCTGGAACGCCGCGCCATGCGGGGACAGATCATCACTTTTTAAGCGAAAGCTGCCGCTGCCCGGAGGAAAACCTCTCAGCTTTGCAGTCCGCCTGACGGCGGCGCTGCAAAGCAGCTCTCCTAGAAAGGAGAGCCTTTCTCAAAGGAAATGGCGGCTCTCAATAAAGCAAGACACGAAAGGAGAACACAAATGAAAATCCACATGAATCTGCAGCTGTTTGCGCAGCCTGCAAACCACACCGGCGCGACCGGCATGAGCGCCGAGATGAAGACCTACTACGAGAAGCGTCTGCTGGACCAGGCGGAGCCGCTGCTGGTGCATGACCAGTTCGGCGACAAGTACCCCATCCCGGCCAACAACGGCAAGACCATCGAGTTCCGCAAGTACGAGAGCCTGCCCAAGGCCACCGAGCCTCTGACCGAGGGCGTGACTCCCAACGCTCAGGCTCTGACCGTCACCCCCATGACCGCCACCGTGAAGCAGTACGGCGGCTGGGCAGCCATCACCGACGTGCTGCAGCTGACCGCCATCGACAACAACATCACCCAGGCGACCAAGGTGCTGGCATCCCAGGCGGGCCGCACGCTGGACACCGTGACCCGCGAGGTGCTGGCGGGCGGCACCAACGTCATCTACGCGCCGGCGGGCGACACCGCGGTGACCAGTCGCGCCAACCTGACCACCGCCAGTGTGCTGACGCCGGATCTCATCGACCAGGCGGCCACTGCCCTGAAGGCCCAGAATGCCGACGCCATCGGCGAGAGCTATGTGGCCATCGTCCACCCCTATGTGGCCTATGACCTGCGCCGCAACCCGGAGTGGATCGATGTCCACAAGTATTCTACCCCCGAGAACATCTACAACGGCGAGATCGGCAAGCTGGCCGGTGTGCGCTTCATCGAGACCAGCGAGGCAAAGATCTGGACCGGCGACGGCTGCCCCACCAGTCTGGCCGTGTTCGGCACTCTGGTGCTGGCGGCTCACGCCTACGCCGTGACCGAGGTGGAGGGCGGCGGCCTGCAGCACATCGTCAAGCAGCTGGGCGCAGGCGAAGACCCGCTGAACCAGCGCGCGTCCGTGGGCTGGAAGGCCATCAAGACCGCAGAGCGGCTGTGTGAGCAGTACATGGTGCGCATCGAGAGCGTCAGCCCGAAGTACAGCGCGAAGGCGAAGGCGAACTAACACACCTCTGATGGCTCTCCCTTTGGGAGAGCTGGACACGAAGTGGCCTGAGAGGGCAAGGATGCTGACAGATAGGCATGGACGCGGCGGATAGTATGGCTCTGACAAAGAGCCTGCTTATCGACGCATGATAGCGCTATCGCAACGGGCTTGCCCTCTCCGTCACCTACGGTGACACCTCTCCCAAAGGGAGAGGCTATAGCGCAAAAGGAATAGCCCTGCGACAGAGGGCAGAAAGAAGGATACTATGGCAACTAAGAAAGAGACTGCTGCGGCCCAGGCCGTGGAGAACGCGGTGGAGACGGTGGAGAAGACCGAGGCGATGGCCGAGGCAAAGGCCGAAGAGAAGGCCGAGGCAAAGGCCGAAGAGAAGGCCGAAGCAAAGGCCGAAGAGAAGGACGACCGCATGGTGACCATCCACCTGTTTAAGGACGACGACCGCTACGCGGCGCCGGTGTTCGTGGGCGTCAACGGCGACAGCTACCTCATCCAGCGCGGCATGGACGTGAAGGTGCCGAAGGCTGTGGCCGAGGTGCTGGAGCACAGCATCAAGCAGGACGCCGAGGCGGCCCGGAAGAGTCAGGCCATGCAGGCGGCGGCCGGCACGCAGATGATGACTATTTGATAAGAGACCCACCATAGAGCACTCGCCCGGCAAGACCTCTCAGGCGCTTCGCGCCAGCTCCCCTTGAAAGGGGAGCCATTGGCAGGCCGGGAAAGTAAAGCTGGACGCTCAAGGCCCGATGGGGCGTAAAATAGAGTGCTCCGCTACAGAGGGCAGAGAGATATTCCCCGGTACAGCTTGCAGGCGCTTGCTGCGCCGGGGGATTTTGTTTTGGAGGTTTTATGACAGCAGGCGAAGCGATACGGATGGCCGACGAGCTGAGGCCGAACAACAGCTTTTCAGACGAGATGAAGCAGCTGTGGCTGCGGCAGGCCGACAGCGGCTTACGCCGGAGCGTGGTGGAGCGCAGCGACACCGGAAGCGACTTTGAGGGCCGCGGCGCGGATATTTTGTGGGAGGAGGGGTTGGAATACGACACGCCGCTGCTGGCAGACGGCGCGGCGGAAGCACTCTACCCCCACTGGCTGGCGGCGCAGATGGACCTCGCCCTCGGCGAGACGGCCCGGGCGGCGAACGAATTGCAGCTCTACACGAGCTATGTGCAGGAGTTTGCGGCGTGGGTGAGGCGGAATTATATGCCGGTGGGCGGCGGGAGGCTGATGACGTGAGCTTAAACCAGATAACGAACCAGAGGCAGCTGCTGCGGGTATTTGGCGGGCTGAACGAGGGGTATGCGTGCAGCGAGGCGGAGCTGAGCGAGGAGAAAAACTTTTCTTCGCGGGGATACCCGGCTCTCGAGACCCGCAAGCCCCGGCGGAAGGTGCGTCAAGCGACCGGGATGAACGGGATGTACCACCTGAACGGCCTTTTGACCGTGGAAGGCACGACCCTGCGGTATGCCCCGGACGACGGCAGCGCCGCCGTGGAACTGGAGAACGCCCTGACGGACGGCGAGAAGAAGATGGTGGGCATGGGAACCAAAGTGCTCATCTGGCCGGACAAGATGTCCTTTGACACCGCAGCGGGGACACTGAGCGCGCTGGGCTCCAGCTGGCAGCAGGACGGCAGAAGCCTGACCGTGACCCCCTGCGACGCTGCGGGCGTGGTGTACACGCCGACCAAATTCAGCGCGACCGAACCGGAAAGCCCCGAGAACGGCGACGTCTGGCTCAAGCAGGCCGAGGATGCCCCGTGGAGCTACCGCGACGCCCTGAAGCTCTACAGCACGGCGGGCGGGTGGCAGAACATCCTGCTGAACTGCTGCCGCGTGACCTGCGAGGGGCTGGGCAAAGCCTTCAAGGCTGGGGACACTGTGACCCTGACGGGCATCCCGGGCGTGGTGAAGAACGCCTATTCTGCCGATTTCGGCGGGGACGTGGTGGTGGACGACGTGGCCGGGGACTCGGTGATCCTCTCCATCGCGCCGGACATCGAGAGCGTTTTGTACTACGGCACCTGTGTGGTGACGGGGCAGAGCGTGGTGTGGACGGCCATGGACGGCAAGACCACCCAGACCTTCGACGGGCCTTTCCCGGACGTGACGGCCCAGCGGCGGGTGCCGGATCTGGACTGGCTGACAGAGCACAACAACCGTGTCTGGGGCTGCTCGAGCACCGAGAACGTCATCTATGCCTGCAAGCTGGGTGACGCCACCAACTGGTTCTCCTATCGCGGCACGGCAGCGGACAGCTATGCCGTGACCGTGGGCAGCGACGGAGCCTTTACCGGCGCGGCTACCTGCATGGGATACGTGCTTTTCTTCAAGGAGAACGGCCTGCACAAGCTCTACGGCACCAAACCCAGCGACTACCAGATGAGCAGCATCCAGTGCTCGGGCGTGGCCAAGGGCGCCCACCAGAGCCTCTGCGTCATCAACGAGACACTGTACTACCTCTCGATGGACGGCGTCATGGCGTGGGACGGCAGCCTGCCCACCAAGGTGTCGGCCTCGCTGGACGAGACGGCCATGAGCCGGGTGACAAGGGCGGCCGCCGGCGGGTTGGTGGGGCGGTACTACCTGCACACCGAGAGCCCCGGCGGGCAGAGGCTGCTGGTGTACGACACCGAGAAAGGACTCTGGCACGAGGAGGACGCCACCGGCTGGGCCATGTGCAGCACCGGGCGGCAGCTCTATCTCTGGGACAAAGAGGCCATCTGGGCTGCAGACGGGAGCCGGGAAGCCGGCGGCGAAGAGGACACGGTGGAATACGAGGCCGTGACCGGCGACATCGGACTCGGAGATCCGGACGACAAGTATTGCAGCCGGGTGACGGTGCGGCTGGACGCCATGGAGCGGACCGTGGTGACGCTGTGGGCCAGCTTCGACGGCGGCGAGTGGCAGGAGGTGGGCCGGGTGGATACCGCAGGGAAGCGTGTGCGGGTGAATCTGCCCTTCGTCCCGACCCGGCACGACACCATGCGGCTGCGTCTGACCGGAAAAGGGCAGATCGCAGTGAGGAGCATCGCCATGACGCTGAGCAGCAGCGAGGGCGGAAGAGTGAACGGAGGTGTACCGAGACGTGGCTAGTATCGTAGGGCTTTCGAAGATCTCCATGCCGAGGCTGGACGGGCTGGATACGGCCAGCGCCCGGGAGCTGAGGAATTATCTGTACCAGATGCAGGAGCAGCTGGAATATATTTTGAGCAACATTGACACCGAGAACCTCTCGGGGGACTTACAGGAGAAGCTGAAATAAGGCGGGAGAGGGCCTTTAGAAACGGCAGCAGCCGGGAAGAAAACCTCTCAGCTTTGCAGTCCGCCTGACGGCGGCGCTGCAAAGCAGCTCCCCTAGCGAGGGGAGCCTTTCTTAAAGGAAGGAGTGTAATTATGAGCAGTTTGAGTAATGCGAGAGCACAGCTGGATGCGTGGGAGGCGAAGAAGCCGGGCGACTACACCAGCAAATACAAGGACAAGATTGACGGCGTGATGGGCAAGCTGGACGGGATGAAGGATTTTAGCTACGACCCCACCCGGGATGCGGCCTACGAGCAGTATAAGAACAGCTACACCCGGCAGGCGAAGCTGGCCAACGAGAACGCCCAGGCCAACGCCAGCGCCATCTCGGGCGGGTACGGCTCCAGCTACGGCACCCAGGCGGGCCAGAGCGCCTACCAGAACGCCATGGCGGGCCTGAGCAGCGCCACGAACAGTCTGTACAGCCAGGCGCTGAACCAGTACACCCAGAAAAAGAGCGACCTGCAGAACCAGCTGAGCGGATACCAGCAGGCCGAGGCGCAGGACTACGAGAAGTACCAGACCGACTACCAGAACTGGGAGAACCAGCGCAACTACTATCAGAGCGCGTACAATCAGGCGGCCAGCGAAAGCCAGGCGAAGAAGAGCCGGGGGAGCGGACTTCTGAACACGATCCTGAGCGTAGGTGCAAGCATACTGATGGGCTTGTTGTAAAGAAAAAGCGCCCAGCCCGAAGGGGCTGAGCGCTTGGGAATTTATGCAAGATGGAGCTTTTCTTTTAAGGCATCCTGAAGGACGCCGGAGAAGTTGATGTGTGCGGCCTCGGCTGCATCATTGAGCCAAGCGGGGACGGAGAGGGTCTTTTTAACAGGGCGGAACTGCTTTTGGTAAGCAGCCATATCAAAGGGGACCATGACCACAAAGTCTCCGGCCTCCACCGGAAGAGAGGAAGGAACGGAAGGAGTGGGGCAGACAGCGCACTCTTCCAGCATCAGGCCGATGGCATCCTGTGCCATCCGCACAGCCTCATCCATCGTATCGCCCTGCGTAAAGCAGCCCTCGATGTCGGGGACGGTGACAGAATAACCCGTTTCTTCGGGGTGGAACACCGCGGGATAGAAAACAGCGTTCATGGAAATACCTCCTTATTTCTTCAGACCGGCCAGTTTGAGGATATTTTTCTCTGTGCCGGGTTTGAGGTCTTTGGCGTGGAAAGGTACGATAGTGGTCTTGCCGGTGGTGGGGTTGTGGTATTTGCGATGAGAACCGTTGGAGCTGACGAACACGAAACCGTTCTGCTCGAGCAGGCGAACGATCTCTTTGGGGGTCATTGGCATGAAGATGCACCTCCGAATCTGTAATTATAATATATACGTATTTTACGTATTTGTCAAGAGAGGAGTTAAAGATGGGCGTATTCAAGAGATACAAGAACGCGCAGGCGGCGCAGAAGGACGCGGAGAACGCGATACCGGGGGCGTACCAGAGCAACTACACCGACCGGATCAACGAGGCGCTGGACAGCATGGGCGCGGCCAGCAATGCGGGCTATGACGTAGGCACGGACAGCGAACTCTACCGGCAGTACCGCGCGGGCGCGCAGGCGAATGCCAGGGCGGCGGCTGAGAACGCCGCTGCGGGCGCTGCCGCGCTGAGCGGCGGGTACGGCTC